CAAAAGGTAACTAAATGAAAACTAATGGTGATTTTAAACTAAGTAAAGAAACAAAACGAATTCTTGCTCACCTGACTGACAGTAAACGTGGTCATTGGAAAAGCATGATGATTGAAGCAGAAGTATTAGAAAAACGTGCCAAATTGGCCAAATTGAAAGAAAACAAATCTGAAAAGGGAGAAGCATAATGGCGTTATTTGTTGAAGTTGACTCGGTAGAAAAAAATTGTAAAGTAATCATTAATTTGGATGAAGTAATTGAGATTGCTCCTTTGGCCGCAGGTGGTTGTGCTTTGTTTATTGCTGACCAAGCAGCTGTTGGTGGTAGCAAGGCATACAAAGTAAAAGATACTTATGACCAGTTCAAACAATTTGCTATGCAAACTGTATCGAGTGAAGATATTGCCGCACGTGTAAAATCGTTAAAGAAAAACGTACCAATTGATTTGGATATTCCAAAACTATGAGTAAGTTTACATTTATTTGTGAAGATGAACCAATGCCATTTGCTGATGCAATCGTCACCAAAAAAACATTTGAATTCAATGCTGACCATTTAGATAGTGTTGTTGGCGAGTTTGAAACCTTTTTAAAAGGTTGTGGATTCAATTTTGGTGGTTATTTGGAAATTGTAGATGAACCTCTTGGTAAAAAATATTCAAAAGATCCTGATGATTTGGACATGTATACCGAAAGTATATTTGACAAGAAGTGAACGATTTATTTTACAACCTGTTTGATTGGATTCGTGATGATTGGCGAAGTGGCCGTTCCCGTTTTATTGTGGAGCTCTTGGCTTGGGCTATTAGTATTGGTTGTTCTGTTACTATGGCACTTACCGTTCCAAACCCACCGCTACTGGTTTTATATCCTATTTGGATTCTTGGCTGTGCTATGTATGCTTGGGCTTCGTGGACTCGCAAATCTTTTGGTATGTTGGCTAACTACATTTTGTTAACCACTATTGATACAATCGGCTTAATTAGGATGCTATGAATATTTTTTACCTTGATAAAAACCCCCAACGATGTGCTCAAATGCATGTCGATAAACATTGTGTAAAGATGATTCTCGAATATGCTCAATTACTTTCTACCGCACACCGTTATCTTGACGGTGTTCTTACTATTGGTCTATCTCAGTCTGGTCGCAAACGGCAGCAATACATTCTCAATGATGAGCGTGAGCAAGTGCTTTATTCCGCTACTCATATTAACCATCCTTCTGCTGTGTGGTGTAGACAATCATCTGCTAATTATATGTGGTTGGCTGAACTGTTAGAAGAATGTTGTAAAGAATATACCTACCGTTATGGCAAAATACATAAAGTAGAATCTTCTGGACTAATGCAGATATTGAAGAATGTTTTTCCAATCAATATTGCAGATAAACCTTTTACTGAGCCCACACCCGCCATGCCTGATGAATGTAAAGTACCTGGTGATTCCTTGAGTTCCTATCACAATTATTACAAAATGAATAAATCACATCTTTGGTCATGGAAAGGTAAGATAAATAAACGAGAGGTGCCAAAGTTTATGAAAGATTGGTACCGTAAAATGAATTCATCACTTACACATGAGTACCTTTGATGCCAACATATGACTTTTTAAATAAAAAAACCAATTCAATTGAAGAACACCGTATGTCCTATACGGTATTGGATGAATTCATCACCAATAACCCACACTTAGAACGTCATCATTCAGCCGAGAATCTACCAGTATTTTCGGATGCTGGTCGTATGTCCGTACCCGGCACCAAAACTGCTGATGCTGCTTTTGAAAAAGGTGTCATTGAACGAATCAAGGCCACCGTGCCAGGAAATACCTTACACAAATCACACAAGACAAAGTTGCCTAGAGAATGGTAAATGTAAATATTCAATTCCCTGTTCTATTAACTAAACAACGAGGTGTCAATGATAAAATTGCCCCCATAGTAAAAGCTCAAAAAGTATCCAAATATAATAAAAATAATAGGAAACCCGATGAGCAAAAAAAGAATGATGTCAAAGCAACAGCGGCTATACTACGAATCAGCGAACAAGGAAAGAGTAAGGCAAGAATTGATTGAGTATTCAAAACAGACAATAGAACACGAAAAAACACAAAGATATATACAATTGTTAAAAACTAATTGGAATTAAAATGATATTTGAGATACATGCAGAGAGAAGTGCAACAGACAAAAAAATATTCTATTATGACAACATGGCGAATATATTAAAGGATTCTGATGGTAATGTGTTGGAATATCCAAAGAATTCTTATAAAAAACCAGATAAAGAAGAATATAAATCTTTTGATAAAAACAACCCTTTAAAAAAATCAAAATTAATCACACATCTTAAAATCCAGATGGGGTTAAGTTGCAATTATTCTTGTGATTATTGTTCACAAAAATTTGTAGAACGGCCAAAAGAAACATCTAAAAAAGATATTGATGCTTTTTTGGAAAAATTAGGAGTTTTGGAATTTGATGAAAAATCAGGCCTGAGTGTTGAGTTTTGGGGTGGTGAACCTTTTGTTTATTGGAAAACAATGAAGCCTCTCGCTGAAGCATTGAGAGAGAAGTTCACAACTTGGACAAAAAAACCAAAATTCTCCGTTATCACTAATGGTTCAATATTAACTGATGATATTATTGATTGGTTAATGATGATGAATTTTAGTGTGTCTATCTCCCATGATGGACCTGGCCAACACGTCAGAGGGCCGGATCCGTTTGATGATCCGGAACAAAAGAAAAGGCTTATTGGTTTTTATCGTATGATGACACGGTTGAAAAAAGGTATCAGTTTCAACCCAATGATGAATTCAAAAAATAAAAGCCGTAAAGAAATTCGAGATTGGTTTGTAAATATGTTGGGTGATGAAAACGTCCAATTGGGTGAAGGTGGTATTGTCGATGCTTATGACGAAGATGGCATTACAAATTCATTGCAAACACTAAAAGAACATTTTGAATATCGCCGGCAATCATTCGCTGATTTTTATTCTATGGGTAAAAGTTTAAATTTCTTTGGCCAGTTCAATAAAATTGATGATCTGACCAATAGAATATTAACTCATGAAGAAGCTAAATATCTCAATCAGAAATGTGGCATGGATGACGAACACACTTTAGCTATCGACTTACGTGGTAATGTAATGACTTGTCAAAACGTAAGTGCTTTAGAAGTATCCAAAAATGGTGAATCACACCTTGGTGGCACTTTAGATGATTATGATAAAGTTGAATTGAAATCATCGACTCATTGGTCTAATCGTAAAGAATGTTCTAGTTGTCCCGTATTACATATTTGTAAAGGTGCATGTATGTTCTTGGATAAAAAGTTTTGGGACATCTCCTGTGCAAATGCTTACTCCGACAATGTGCCGTTGTTTACTTTGGCAATAACAAACATCACCAATGGTTATATACCAACTTTGATTAAGGCAGAAGGCTTGCCATTAGAAAGACAAGATATTTTTGGTACTATCTTTGAACATAAAGAAGATATTAAGAAAAAGATTATTCCAATAAAAGTTGTTAGTGAAAAAATTGGTAAAATTGAAGGTGTTGAAGTTTACGGTAAATCAAAAGTTGTTGAATTATAAATGATTGACATTGTGTTATATGTTCTCATAGTATCACATGTTACAATGGCATTCGTGTCATTATATCTACACAGGCATCTAACACACAAACACTTCACATTAAACAATACATTCAGGCATATTATACGATTTTATTTGTGGTTAACTGATGGTGTAATTGCAAAGACTTGGGTAGCACAACATAGAAAACATCACAGATATACAGATACTCAAGGTGATCCACATTCTCCTTTAATTATTGGAAAATGGAAAGTTATTTCGACCAGTTTGATACCCAATTACATCAAATTGTATGGTTACTATGATACAGATTGGGCTCTCGAATATTATGGAAAAGGCACACCAGAAGATTGGATAGAAAAGAACATATATGAAAAATATCCAAGAGTTGGATTAAACATATTTTTAGTATTCAATATTTGTTTATTTGGATTTATACCAGGAATTTTGGCTTGGTTGATGCATTTGTTTTGGGTGCCATTCTGTACCACAGCATCAATCACTGGTTTCGCTCATTTATTTGGATATAAACATCCAGATTCAAAAGATAACAGCCGAAATTTGTTACCAATTGGTATAATATTATGCGGTGATGAATTACACAATAACCACCATTTACAACCTAATAATCCAAATTTTGCACACAGATGGTTTGAGTTTGACTTGACTTATTGGTATGCAAGAATCTTTGAAAAAATGGGTTTATTGAAATTCTCAAATTCATAAAATGACACTAGAGTTATTGTTATATGTTGTAATTACTACACACATTACGACTGTACTTTTTAGTTTATATGTACATAGAAGTATGGCACATAGGCAGTTTGAGTTTCATCCTTTTATGGGTTCAGTTATACGTTTTTGGTTGTGGCTGAATGATGGTTCTGGTGTAAAAGAATGGGTTGCAATACACCACAACCACCACAAATATTCCGATAGAGAAGGTGATCCACATTTTCTTTTTGTATCAGGATCATTGGAGAATAGATTTAAGGCAATAGTTGCCGTGGCATTCAAATCTATAGTATTAGGTTACAAAAACTTTGCAACTAAAAAAGAAATAGAATTATATACAGGTCATGTACCTGGTGGGTGGACTGAAAAATACCAAAGATATGGTATATTGTTATTATTAACCTTTAATATCTTAGTTTTTGGTTATTGGGGTATACTGGCTTGGTTAATACAGATATCTTGGGTTACAATTTGGTTAACTGTCATAGTTGCAATTGGCGCACATCATTTTGGTTATCATGAAAAAAAGACAGTAGATAATAGTAGGAACTTGTGGCCATTGGCCATACTGACAGCTGGCGAAGAACTACATCATAACCACCACAAGAATCCAACAAACCCAAATTACAGGAAAAGATGGTTTGAAATCGACCTAGGTTGGCAATATGTTAAAATATTTAAATTCCTAGGATTGATTAAGATAAATAGTTAAAAGTATAAAGAAGGTGAAAAATGACATTACCAGCATCCGGACAAATAAGTGTATCAGATATTGACGTAGAAATTGGTCAGCCCGCAACATTCTCGGCCGACTTAAATTTCTTAAATAATCTAATCAAACCGGGCCAAAGACCTGCTTCACCGAGCATGTCGGCTTTCTATTCAAAATCATACTATCTGCGTAATGCTGATGGAAACTGTGATGCCGGAAATTGTAATTGTTCTGGCAATTGTGGAAATATTCAATGTAGTCAATGTGCTTATGGTGGCACCATAAACTGTACGAATTGTGACACTCAAACTTGGTTACAGACCGATTGTAACTGTGCTTGTACTTATAATTGTACTTGGAATGCAACCAGTTATGCTTGTAATTGTGCATGTGCTTGTAGTAAAATTATTTGTACAAAACTATACCAGATAGGAATGTTGCCATATGGCATATTCTTAGCCGACCAGGAATATGGAGAATGGCTGAAGAAACATGACCGTGTAGTTTACAAAGGTTATATTCGTTGGGCCAAAACAGTTACGGCTTGGATGGACGAAAAGGGTCCAGATTTTATGTTATGGGTATCAAAAGAAGAACGTAAACAAAAACAAAAAGAATCTACAATTAAATGGGCTCACATAATTGTTACACCATGGTCCCGTCATATGGCGTACCTAATGGGTGCAATTAAAACTGATGATGAAGTAGGACGTTTATTGATGAAAATTGGCCGTCCAATTTGTAGATTGGTGTTTCTCTTACCTAAGAGTTATCAATTAGGACTTTTTGGTTCTTACATGATGTGGGTTTTATGTTTAGGTAGTTACGGTCTATCAAGTGCTTTTGTACACACAAAAAATAAATTGAATTCATTAAAAAATTCTTTGAAAGAAAAGGTTAAATCATGGCAGAATTTGTTCCAGAAAACGTAGAACTTAGGTCTCCAAAAGATTTTGTTATTCAAAGTGTTGATGAGTATACGCAACACATGGATTATTATTTTGATGTTGAAATAAATGAAACTGTGAAAAATTTCACACCTGAGGAGAGAGATGAATTGTTTCATATGTTTCATGAACATTCCGATATTCTTAGAAAATTAATTCACACTAAAGTTCCCTTAATTGAACATATTCTTGGAAATCCATGGCCACCAAAAGAAGTCTTGGAAGACCCAAAGTATGCACATATGCAAATAAGAGATTATGATTGCTGGATGATTCGTGAATATGAAGAATGGAAAAAATCTAAAACTCTATAACAAAAAAATATTATTATGAACATAGTGAGAAATGATTGGTGGATAACTCCTGTTTGGGAAATAAAAACAGATTTTGATACACAATTCAATAACAATTTATTACGTGAATCCAATTCAAGTGAACATATCAACGTTTGGGACAATGATACACCATGTATCAATGAATTAAAAAAATATACAGTTGATCTTGTAACTGAATTGTCCTCATCCTATATTACTCCGAATTTAAAAGATTTCAAATTTTGGCACACAAATGGATGGATCAATTACTGTGCTCCAGGTGAGTCTATGCCAATTCATGGCCATGGTGGACCAAAAATTGCATTGACATATTACATGAAAGTGCCAGAAAATTCTGGTGATTTATTGTTGATTGATCCAAGAGGTGGTTGTGATTGGGATAATGGCACAGACGGTGTAAATGGTACTAAATTCAAACGAGTAAAACCAGAAGAAAGTAAAATAGTATTTTTTCCAGGTTTTGTTCTACATACGACAGAATCCAATCGTTCAAATGAAATGAGAGTTTCTCTATCAACAAACATGGGAACCTTTGATAGCCACCATGTAACCAAAAAATTGTATGATTCATTAAAAAATGAATAACTTATTTTGTAAATTAAAACAAGATTATATTGTTGATAATTATGTAATTAAAGACAGGCAAATTTCTTTTGGTGAGTCCGTGGATGGCAAATTTTTTGGTATAGAATATTTAAATGTTGATACTGAAAAACAAATTATGGATGATATTATACCAAACGAATATCATAAATTCTTTTTTATAACTTTAATGCGGATTAACAGAGAGATACCACCACACACAGATAGTGGTATAAAAACAACTATCAATCTTTACATTGAAACCGAGAATTGTGTAACAAAATTTTATAGATTTAAAAATAATAGTCCAAAAACAAAACAAGTTGAAAATCAATCTAATGGTTTCATATTTGATATGCAAGATTTAGAAGAAACTGGATCGTTTATATCTAAACCGAATGAAGGGTGGGTTTTGGATGTCACTCAACCACATTCTGTTATACCACAATCAAAATTTAAAGAACGATTGGCTATTGCCATATCAACCGAATTACAGTATGATGTAGTGTGTGATATATTAAAAGATAAAGGACATTTATAGTGTTTTACGAGAAATTAGATTTTATTCAATTTGATTTAGAAAAATTGAGAGAAGATGTTAAGAAACATGTATTCACTCTTGGTAAAAAAATACTTCAAGGCGAAGAATTTGAAACACCACAATATCATGGGTTTGGTGGTTGGAGTTTATTGAGTAGAACTGGTGAATGGCAAGATGGTTTTGAGTTTTTTCAAACTGGTGAAAATGAAGAATTTCAAGATGATTTTTTTCCTAAAGGACAAAACAATTTTAAGATATTAAAATATTTGAATGTAGCACATTCAATGGAATATAAAAACCCAACACAAGCATATGTTGGTGAAATTAAAAAAGTAATTGACCAAATTGAAGAATATGGATTTTATCCTAGGCGAGCCAGAGTTACTTGCCTACAAGCAGGTTGTAAATCGTTAGTACATAGTGACGGCCCACAATCTGAATATATTGCTCGTATTCATATACCATTGTTTACCAATGACAAATGTTTGTTTATATGTAATGGATCAGATTTATATATGGAACCAGGTTCAGTTTATATGGTGTGGGTGAATACTTGGCATCAAATTCGAAATGATTCGAATGAAGATAGATATCATATTATTATAGATGCTTATGACACAAAGCACATAACAAAGAATTTTAATTATAAAGGTGATATCAAACAGTTGGAACAATATGCTGAAGAATATAGAAAAAATTTAGATGAAACTATTGTTACAGAAGAAGATATTGTGAAATTTGAAAAAATAAAAGAAAAGTATATTACAAAAAAACATGTTTAACTATTGCACCCCAAAAGAATTAAAAGATTTGAAATCTGAAACCTTTCCTGATGGTAAGCGTTATTACACATTAGATGATGGTACGAAGTTGCCATCGGTCACCACAGTTCTTGGTGCACAGAAGAAAGATGCCATCATGGCGTGGCGTAAAAGAGTTGGTGAAGCAGAAGCCAATAGGATATCAAAAGCCGCCACAGGTCGTGGTACCAATGTTCATACATTATGTGAACGATATTTAAACAATGAATCGTTAGGTGATATTATGCCTGATGCCAAAGAAATGTTTAAATCAATCAAACCATTACTTAATCGTATCAATAACATTCATTACCAAGAACAGGCACTATGGTCCAAACAATTAGGCATGGCAGGTCGTGTAGATTGTATCGGTGAATTTGATGGTGTATTATCCGTGATTGATTTTAAAACATCTAAGAAAATAAAATCTAAAGTTGAGATTGAAGATTATTTCTGGCAAACATCAGCATATGCACTCATGTATGAAGAATTGATTGGCGCCCCAATAAATAATTTGGTCATCATCATGGCAGTACAAGATGAACAACCTTTATTATTCCAAGAAAAAACAGAACATCATATCGATGGTTTGGTAAAGGCCATACAATTTTATAAGGACCAATACAAATGAAGAAATTATTATTAGTAGTTTTAGCAATACCATTATTAGCATTTGCGCAAAAGACACCAAAAGGTGTCACTTATGATGCACAGATTATACGAGTAAATGACGGTGACACCGTTGTAATTTCGGCACCATTTTTACCTGCGCCATTGAAGCCTGAATTGGCAGTTCGTATTTTTGGTGTGGACACTCCAGAAAAAGGTCATCGGGCTCAATGTCCAGCGGAAGATGCCAAAGGAAAGGCGGCAACTGAATTTGCCAAGAGTATGGTTACCAAAGCCACTCAGCGCCAGGTCACGTTATACGCATGGGACAAGTTCGGTGGTCGTGTCCTAGGTGACATTATATTGAATGGCCAATCCTTGCGTTCCATGTTGATCCAACAAGGTTATGCCCGTGAATACTATGGTGAGGCCAAGACCAGTTGGTGCCAATAAAATGGTAAATATTGAGTCGGCTGGTTGCCTATATAAGTATAAACACTTATAATAGGAATACTATGAAAAATAAATATATGGAAAAACTCTGTACTCCAGAGCAAAATAAACGCCAGATTGCCGCTTTAACGGTACTGGCTGTTGGGTTAACAACAATTCTTATTCTCTCACTTTTAGGAGTGGTTTGATGCCAGACAAAAATTGTGTTAATGAACGTAGGTTAAGAATAGTGCCTTATTATTTTGGTGTATTAGCAATTACATTTATTTTAATAGCGCTATCTATAAATTCGTAGAAGTTGTTTGAAAATTGTTGTGGACATGGGTGCGATTCCCATCACCTCCACCAAAAGTATATTGCGGGTGCGAGAACAACGCAGAAATGTGTTTGTTGATCCGGCGACTTGGAACTACTCACTCTTGTTCGCTTTACAATGTACTTCTGATGGGGGTGCCTAGATTCGACATGGCAATAATTAGAACAATGGAGAATCGTCAAAGCTAAAGACGTTAGGATTGAGGACACTCGGTCGAAGAAGCAAAAACTATAAATGCAAATGACGAAAGTTATGCACTTGCTGCCTGATAGGTAAGCGGAGTTTCGCCAGGTGAACTTAGCAACAGAATCACCTGGCATAAATAAAAGACCAGCAACACACAAACCGCTGGTAATACACATAAACACACACAAGGAGTAACAACATGACACCCTATGAAATTCGCCTAGAATTATTAAAGATGGCACAAGGTTTAGTATCTGATGAGTATTCTTATAACAGAAGCGCTAAACTAGAGCAATGGCACACACAGGTCGAGGCAGCAAAGATTGCCGGTTTAGAGTCGCCTGATATCCCCGAGTTGCCACAATTCCCCACAGAATCAGATATAGTTAAGAAGGCAGAAGCCCTCAATCTATTCGTTTCTCAAACCCCTCCACAACCTGAAGTTAAAATAAAATCGAAATCAAATTCGTAATTGGAGATGGTGGCTTCGGCCGCCTTTAACAAGGAGATAAGATGAAGTTTAATCTTCCAAAAATTAATTTAGTTACGGCAGTATTAACAACAGTTGCTGTATTGTTTACTGTACCAACACTATCAAAAGAATTTATATCATCAACGACAGAAAAACAAGTTTCTACAAGTTATAATAAACAAGTTGAATGCTTAGCAAAAAACATTTATTATGAATCGGCTGGTGAATCATATGAAGGCAAGTTAGCTGTGGCACAGGTCACAATGAACCGTGTTAATAGCGGCCAATTCCCAACAGATATTTGTGCCGTTGTGTATCAAAAGACCACAGATGCCAATCTTAGAACAGTTTGCCAATTCTCATGGACTTGTATGGTCAAAGAAATGGTACATGGCCAAGATCGGTATAGATGGGAAGAATCTTTATTAATTGCAAAAAGAGCATTGACAGTTCCTGTTTTACATGATAAAATAGCAGAAACAAATGCATTGTATTACCATGCAGTTTATGTAAATCCTGGTTGGAATAAACAAAAGGTTGTAACAAAAATCGGTAATCATATATTTTACAGTAGAATTTAATATGCCAAGTCGTGATGAGATTAAAGAATTTAGTATGATGATTGAAAAACTGGCGACAGATGAACATTTAGGTTACATGGATGCCATCTGTCACCATTGCAAAGAAACTGGACTTGAAATAGAAGTGGCTGCCACTCTTGTATCTTCTGCACTCAAAGCAAAGATTAAAGATGAAGCACAAGAAAACAATATGTTGAAAAAGAGTTCGAAACTGCCGATATGACCGAGAACACAGGCTTTGCAGCCTATGCTCTATGGAACGCATTGAAGCTGCACTTTACTTCCGATTCTTACGATTACTTTAAATATAATGGTAAAACAAATGTATCTAAATCCACATTTAGTACAAATAAATCAAAATACCATTTCTACAAATTATCCCGAAAATATAGTCTAGAAGAACTCAAGGATTTTTATGTTGCCAATTTTATACAAGGCAAAGGCGATTGGGTAGGTGACTTACTACAAGATGGTGGCGAGAACTATACCAAGTGGCAAAAAACTCAACAAAGCTTGACATATACCTTTGAGAATGATATAATGTATATGTTCGATAGTGTTGATGGCGCTGAGTTCTGGCACATTGATGATTACTTTAAACCTATTGATGGCGGTTGGCCAATGTTAATCACCAAAATGATGCACGATAAGATTAAATTAGAAACAGTTTGTATTTTAATCGATATATTTGATTGTATGCCTCGATGGGAAAAACAAATTACTGAAGATATTGTTTGGCCAACACACCGAAGAATTATAAAAAAATACACACCGTTTATTAATTACGATAAACAAAAGTTTAAAGAAATATTGAAAGAAAAAATTAAAGAGCATGCATAAGATTACAAAGATTTACTTGGACATGGATGGTGTAATTGCCGATTTTGATAAACGGTATAAAGAATTGTACAAGATGGAACCAAAAGAGGCAGAAGATAAAAAAGAGTTTTATAAATTCTTTGATGGCTTCATTGCAACAAAACAGTTTGCAACACTAGACCTAATGCCAGATGCCGTATTGTTATTAAACTATCTTAGTAAGTTGAATATACCTACTGAGATATTATCTTCTACATCATCCGAAAAACGTGATGCTGATATTAGGGCTCAGAAACTAATGTGGTTACAAACCCATAATATTGGTTTCAAGGTTAATTTGGTGCCAGGCAAAAGATTGAAGAAAGATTTTTCTAATGCCAATTCGATATTGATTGATGATACACCAGTTAATATTGACCAATGGCGTAGAGAAGGTGGTGTTGGTATACTTCACACAGATACCATATCCACGTTAGGTATTTTG